GGTTTCATGGGAGGGGAGGATAGGGGGGTTGACATGGCCTGTCAAGGTAACTATCCTATGCCTCGTTGACAAACACAACGGAGCAATAGAAATGCCTACCTTTGAAACCAAAATCTACGCCCTCGGCGTCTATTGGCACGCTGAAGTCACCTACGACTGCCACCCCGGCGATCCCAACGCCAACGTTGCTGACGACATCGAAATCACTGACTTGTGGCTGTTTGGCTGCTACCCCGAGGGCTGCGAGTCACGCGCCGTTGATCGCAACGACTACGAATCCGTCCGCATCAAGGCCGACCTTGACTACCTTGAACCGGCTGAATCAGCCGACTTGCTGCGACGGTGCTGGATCAACCTCAACGTGTGTTCTGAAATTGCAGGAGATGACGATTATGAAATCTAAGCAATCGCTGTGGCCTGTTGCCATCCTGCTCATCATCGTCTACGGCATCGCGTGCATCGTTGAGCCTTGTGACGGCCACAGTTGTGACGCGGAGGTGGTTGATGGACGCTGAACCGTGGGGTAACGATGACGCCTCTTGGTGGCATCAACTTGACCTTGAGATGCAGGAACGCGAGGAACAGGAGCGCATTGACGCTTGTAATAACGCAATCAACCAACTGAGGAACGATCATGCAGAGTGAAACCATTGGCGCACTGGCCGCCGCGCTTGCCAAGGCACAAAGCCAAATTACCGGGGCTGTAAAGGACGCGGCTAACCCTTTCTTTAAGTCACGCTACGCCGATCTTGAGTCGGTATGGCAAGCCTGCCGCAAGCCGCTTACCGACAACGGCTTGGCGGTTACGCAGACCAGCCGCCACACGCCCGACGGGCTGATGTTGGTTACGACCTTGCTGCATAGCAGTGGCGAATGGATCAGCGGTGAAATGCCGGTTTTGACTAAGGACGCCAGCCCGCAGGCGCAAGGCTCTGGCATTACCTACGCACGCCGATATGCGTTGGCGGCCATCGTTGGGGTGTATCAGACCGACGACGACGCCGAGGCCGCACAGGCGCGTGGAGTTAAACCAGACCCCAAGGTGCTTGACCAAATTGCCGCTTGCGACTCCGCAGAGGCTCTCACGGCGTTGTTCAAGTCGCTGTCGGTGGATGCCCGCCAGTTGCACATGGACGCTTTTACGAACCGCAAGAAGGAACTGGCGTGATGGAACAGCGTACCGATGACTGGTTTACCGCCCGGTTGGGCAAAGTCACCGCCAGCCGCGTGGCTGACGTCGTAGCCAAGACAAAAAACGGATACAGCGCATCCCGCGACAATTACATGGCTGACCTTATCGTGGAACGGCTGACGGGGCAGAAAGCGTCCTCGTTCACCAACGCTGCGATGGACTGGGGTACCGAGCAGGAACCTAACGCTAGAGCCGCCTACAGCGCCCGTACAGGCGAGTTAGTGGAGGAAGTGGGGTTTATTGACCACCCCGCCATTACAGGCTCTGGCGCGTCTCCAGACGGGTTGGTAGGGGAAGGCTGCGTGGAATATAAAGCGCCCAACACGGCCACCCACCTTGAATACTTGTTGGCCGGTAAACCGCCCGAAAGATACGTCACCCAGATGCAGTGGCAGATGGCGTGTACCCGGCGTCCGTGGTGCGACTTTGTGTCCTACGACCCACGCCTACCCGAGCATCTGCAATTGCTCATTGTGCGGGTGTTGCGTGACGACAAGCGCATTGCGGAACTGGAGGACGAAGTGCGTAAGTTTTTGGCTGAAGTTGATGTAAAAGTAACCAAGTTGAAGGAGTTTAATCAGTGAGCAATTTTGACCCAAACCTGTCTGGTGTGCTGTTCAAAAACGATAAAAAGGGCAACGAAAAGCGCCCTGACTATCGTGGCAGCGCCGTCATTGACAACGTGGATTTCAACATTTCGGCGTGGATCAAGGCGAGCAAGAAAACGGGCGACAAGTTCATGTCGCTGCGCTTTGAGCCGAAGCAAAAGATGGAGACCCGTCCGCGAGTGATGGACGAGTCGCCGGTTCCTGACTTTGACGACGATATGCCGTTTTAAGATATGAAAATTACACTCAAAGAACCCTTGCGGGTGTTTATTGGGTACGACAGCCGGGAGGACATTGCATGGCGTGTCGCCCGGCAGTCGCTTCTTGACCATTGCAGCGTTAACGTGGAGGTGACTCCAATCAAGATGGAGGAAATGCGCGCTGCTGGTCTGTATTGGCGGGACGTCGATCCTTTGTCGTCCACTGAGTTCAGTTTCACGCGGTTTTTGACCCCAGCACTGGCGGGGTACAAGGGCTGGGCAGTGTTTTGCGATGGCGACTTTTTGTTTCGCAAAGACCTTGCCGAAGTTATTTTCTACGAGTCTGGGCAGTATGCCGTGCGCGTAGTGCAGCACAACTACCGCCCGCCAGAGGCGTACAAGATGGACAACCAAATTCAGCACCAGTACCCGCGCAAGAACTGGTCGTCCTTCATGCTGATGAACTGCGGCCACGAAGTTATGAAGGCGCTATCACCGCCTATTGTGAACACTGAAAGCGGTGCGTATTTACATCAATTCAAGTGGCTGCCGGACGAGTTGATTGGACAACTACCGTTAACGTTTAACTACCTTGAGGGCTGGAACCAGCCGGTAGATGAACCCGACCCCGTAGCCGTCCATTTCACCCGTGGCGGCCCGTGGTTTAAGGATTGGGTAGACGTTGAGTATGGACGCGACTGGCTTGAGGTTAGCAAGCGACTATGAAACGAATTTTCCCCATCGGCACGCCTGTTGAGCAGGTGCTAAAGGCTGTTGAGGTCATGTACCGCAACCTGCCTCAAAAACCGTTTGCTGTGACTGTGGAGGTGTGGAAGAAGCCGCGCACCAATCAACAGAATGCGTACCTTTGGGGCGTCGTCTATCCCGCCGTTATTGAGGGCGGTGGCGAGGCGCTGGTCGGTTGGTCACGGGATGACTTGCACGATTACTTTCTGGGTGAGTGCTTCTCATGGGAGACGCTGGAGGGGTTTGGGCGTAAACGACTGCGCCCGCTCAAACGATCCTCCACGCTCAACAAGCAAGAATTCACCGACTACTTGATGTTTATTGAGGCCAAGTGCGCTGATATGGGCATTGTCATACCGGAGCCATCGTATGAACAGGCATGAGGAAATGCGGCAACAGGTGATGGACTTCCACAAACGGCACCCAGAGGTCTGGGAGATGTTCGTGCAGTTCACCTTCCAGATGATCTACCGCGGGTATAGCAACTACTCGGTCAACGCCATCTTTGAGCGCATCCGCTGGGAGAAGGACAGCGTGGGCGGCGATGGTGTAACGTCGTTCAAACTAAACAACAACTACCGAGCATTTTACTCGCGTCGGTTTATGAAGATGCACCCGCAGCATGAGGGATTCTTTCGCACGCGACAGCAAACGTCGGAAGATCAGTTTGCAACGCATAAACCAGAACTGACACCGGCTTACTACGCATGAACCTACGTAAGCAAGCCAAGGGTCGAGGCTGCACGGTACGCTTGCCGGGGGTGTGCAACCACAATAGCGAAACCGTGGTGCTGGCGCATATACGTATGCCCGGTGTCAGCGGCATGGGTCTTAAAGCCGACGATTTACTTGGAGCGTGGGCGTGTAGCGCGTGCCACGACGCGATAGATCGTAGAGCGCACACCGATCTTGAGCGCGATTACGTCCGATTGGCGCACCTTGAAGGAATGGTTAGAACCATCGCACAACTACGAGCGGAGGACGTCGTATGATGGACGAATGGGAACAAGAATGGGATCGTATGACTCACACTTCGACCGAATACAAGAGAGAGATTCGAGAAATGCGCGAACGTATATATCACTACCTTAAGCGCATTGCGGAACTAGAGGCCGAGGTGCATGAGTTACGCGCAAAGGACAGCCGATGGGTGCAAGAACCATGAGTTTTTGGGTAGACACGCCGTATGTCACGGCCTACGTCCGTAACGAGTTCCTATACGACCAGCAAAGCGGTCATGGTGAGTTTACCGAATGTACCGTGTTTGGTTTTCGCGCAGAGCCGATGCGGGTGCCGATGTTTCAGATTATGACGGCCTCTGGGGCGCAGTGGGCGCGCATCCCTATCCACGCCTTATGTTCTAAGCCATGCCCTGCCATAAGCCTTCAGGTTGCGTGCTGGTGGGACTCATTCAGCCGGTTCTGTGAGGTGCGCGAGGTGCAGTTTCTGCGTAACCACCGGGTACAGGCTATTGGACGCGATGGCGTCAAGCGCCCGGGCGTGTACCTGTTCACCGTGTTCTGGGCCAACGGCGGTTGGTCGGAAGTACCAGACCAAAGCAAGGATCATCACATTATCGTTTTAGACGGCGGCCAATGGATTGCGTACCCCAACAACAGGTTGTTGTGGGTAGACCCGTCTTGGATTAACGGAGACGTTCCAAGGGATTGGAAGTCACCATCAACGTCCTACAGCGTGGAGGCCATGCCGTGAAACGACTTATAAACGCATTAGAACGGTTTTTAACCCGTTACAGTATGTATGACTGGAGGCGCGTACCGCCGCCCGAATGGGCTGCCAAGCGTTCTGGCGTAGAAATTTGGTGAGGGGTCGTCTAAAGGCAGGACACGGGATTTTGATTCCCGTTATCTAGGTTCGACTCCTAGCCCCTCAGCCA